GTAACATCGGGCCTGTCAACTGATGCGTCAATAGACGGCATTGAGGGCTTTGATTGGGCCATCAAGTCAGTTAGAGTAACATCGGGCCTGTCAACTGATACGTCTGGGAATTGGAGTAGGTTATAAGCAGTCTCTACATTTGTCTTTAAAGTAGACGCTAAATCTTTTGCAGTAACTCCTGCTTTTTTTGCTCTTTGTATAAGAGAAACAATACGACTTGTTAAGGCATCTTCAGGTTCTTTACTGCGAAGAAGACTCATAACTCTTTCAGGACGCTTTCCTGTCTGAGTATAGTATCTACTAACAGAAGAAGCATTTGAGCCGCGCTTCAGTTCTAACGCAGCTTCTTCATAGTCACCACGAGCAAAAGCATCAGCAAATTTTGTAAATCCTTTTATTTTAGTGCCTGTAATAGGATCTACACGATCTTTATAAAAGCTTGGACCCATGTTAAATGCTAGATCAATAACAGCCGCTTTCTGTAAAGGAGGTGCCTTGTCAAATCCGGGCATCTTAGAAACTTTATCGGCATGGTATTTAAAATCTTCTTCAAAAAGACTTTCAGCTCTTTCAGCAGATATAGTATCTCCTTCCTTTAAAGAGCGCACATCTTTAGGAGAAGCGGGAGTTATTTTGTGTCCATAGCCTATCGTTAATATACCTAAACTATCAAGGTAAGCAGAAAGCTCTGGTCCTCCGGCAGCTTCGTTATCTTTAATAAACTGTCGAACATCAAATGAATCTTTTTTATTATCAGACATTAGTATTCACCAATAGTAGAAAGATAACTTAGTTTATAGGTGGAGGATTTGTTGCTAGTGTTTTTCCTACATTAAATAGTGTTGCTGCTCTTTGATCAGCCTTTAATCTTTCTATTGCTTCTTCTTCTGTAAGATTCTCAAGTTCCATTAGCTTTTCAACAATTGCTCTATTCGCAGCAGCTATTTGAGCTTCTTCAGCAGATATTGCTGCTGATTGTTCTTGTCCGGGTATCTTTTCACGCATACCTGACATACCATAATCAATAATTTGTTGATCAGTAGCATTTGGCTTCTGCTGTATTAGTAAAGCAGCCTGTTCTCTAAACAGTTTTAGCTCAGCATCTGACATGTCTTCTAAGGCATCAGCCATGTCATCATCTTGCCACATCCACATATTACTACCAGCTTTTTTTATTCTGTCTATTAACCTATTTACTCTAACTTCTGCTGCTTTTGGGCCTTCCATCAAACTTTTTTTATTATCAATAAAAGAATTTACAGACTCAATAATACTTTGAACACCTTTTACCCTTTGTGATCTCATCATTGTAGCTTTAGGATCAGTTACTTTTTCGTATGTAGCTTTTAATATAGGATTGTTTTCTAGTATACTAGGATTATTTTCAATTATTTTAATATATTTAGGAGCAAGAACTCCTGCTTTTACTGCAAGCTCTCTAGCTTCTTGACGATTTAGTAAAGTATTAGCTGCGTCAAGGATTTCTGAATTGAGACGAGGATGTATGTCTATAGAATTTCCCTTACTATCAGTAAAAGTAGTAGGTACTTCAGCCGCATTACTACTAATCATGGAAGATGCTACTGCTTGAATTAAAGCTTTATCAGTCTTTACTTGTTGTTTAGCAATAAAATCTTCTCTTTTTGCCGTCATGGTTGCAGCTTTGTCATATTCTCCTGATTCTAAATGTTGCTTAATAGCTAAATTAAATCTATCTACTGGCTTACCTGTAGAAAAAGCTTCTAATATTCTTTCTTTTTCTTTTTTCTTTTTATAAAGAGCAGGGGCACTACCAATAGCAGTACCTAAGTTAAACATACCTTCACTAAAGTTAGGCTGTAATAAACCTGCTATAAACTGTTCTGAAAATTTAGCCATTGTTATTCTCCTTAGCTAAACAAACCTGTCAAGGCTGCGCCAGCAATGTTACCACCTACGCCTCCAGCAATACCTGCCTGACCTTGTGCCGCTGCAAGCAGAGCCTGCAAACCTGATGCGTAAGTCTCTCCGTATGTTTGAGCCTGTTCAGACAGAGAAGCTCGACGCTGTTCTGCCCCTGTCATTCCGGGCTGTAGTGCTGCAAGAAGCTGTGCTTGCGGGATATAGCTTGCTGACAACATGCCTTGGCCTAGCTGAGCTTGACGCATTTGCTCTTCACCAGCAAACTGCATAGCGTTTAGGATAGCTGTGTTACGTGCTTCTTCTTGAGCTTTAGCTAAAGTTAATGCTTCAGGAGTACCGCCAAACATAGAAGTCTGAGTACCTAACCTGCCTTGTGCCGCTAATCTTTGTTCTAATGCTAAACGCTCACGTTCTTGTTGCGGCGTGATTGCATTCATCATTCTTTCAAAAACTTCTTGCTCACGGTTTGCAACAGGCATTCCAGCTTGCTCATAAAACTGACCAGCTTGAGATAGCATGCCTTGCTGAAGTGCTCTTTCTTCTGGTGACATTTCTATGTTATAAGACATAGCCCCAGTAGTAGGATCTTGAGCCATACCAAACTGACCACCAGTAGCAGTAGTAACAGTATAAGGTTGGAACTCAAGCATGCCAGTAAGACGATCAGCTAACCCGCCTTCGCCTGACATAGCTGCATAAGCATCCTCGCCAATTTCGCCTAAGTCTTTATAGGCATCGTAAGCAAATTTAAGCCCTGCTGTGCCTAGACCTAACGCTGCAGCGTTAGCTGCTGCCTCATTAGCTCCACCTAAAAAGTTAGTTATGCTATCAATAACTCCACTTGAATTACCTAAGTCTTCTACACTTACTACCATAATAGCCCCTAAAGCAATTTCCCTATCATTGCTAATACATTAATTTCTTGAAGAGATAAAGCAAAACCGTTGATGTCTGCCTCCATACCTACGGACACGCTGTTACCGTAACCCGTAGCGTTTACGTTTCTTCTACTTGTAATCAAATCACCTGTTGTGTACTGAGCTACTGAGTTAAATTCACTCGTACCGTACTCACCTACGACACCACCACCTAAGAGGTCTAGTCTTTCTGTTTTGTAAAAAGTACTAAAGTCGTAAGCCCACTTAAGAAACACGTCAGCAGCGTTAGAACCTACAATAGTCGGCTTAATCTTCTTAAGCATTTTTATACGTGCCGCGTCACCAAAAGTAAGACCGGGACTGTAGTACTTAAAACGAAACTTTTCGTCGTTGTCAGTATAACCTTTGTACTCGCTGATTCCTTCAGTAGTGCCTATGTATAGAGTACCGTCTTCTAGTCGTGAGAAAGAAGTAAACCCTGTACCAATCCAACGAGTAACTCGATATGCGCCGTTCTCTAGTTGTCCTCGTACATCAAAACAATAAATTACGTCTTGTCCAACAAATGAAAGTAAATAAAAGTTTTCTTCCGGACTATATACAGATCTAAAGAATTCGTCTTCGTTTTGAAGAGAGCGTATAATGTCCTTAGTAATATTAGAAGAAAGAGATGTGATAGGTGCAGACTTTTCTTGAATAGTTCGACCAATGCTTCTTAATCCTGTATACGATAAAAACAATACATCTGTACCTGTATTCTGTACAGTGTCACGATCTACACAACCTACACCAGAAATAGTATCTGCCAGTGCCATAGTTGCAGGTGCTTCAGCGCCTTGATAAACAACAATGCTGTGCTTACCAAATATAATAAGCATTCCATTGTGAGCCGCTAATGCTACAATTTCATCGTAACCATCAGGCCATACTTTAGAAATGTCAATAGATCCTGAAGTACCACCTGACCAGTCATGACCAATTAACAAGTCTGACCAGTAAACAGTAGACTTATCGTTAGTAACGTCAGCAGTCCAGAGCCTACCGTAAGCAGCGATAACTTCGTTACCGTACATCGTAGAGGCTACGCCAGCAGCGCCAGTAACAGTGCTTAGCTTGACAACAGAACCACCAGTGTTATCATATACAAGAGGCTCATGACCACGCTGAAAGAAATAGATGTTGTCGTTGAACGTAACCATCTTCCAGTTGTCAGCACTGATGGTATAACTAGCAGGCGTCTCGTCTACCAGTGTCTCAGTACCACTAAGAATTTTGTTGTTTCCTACAGAAAATATTTCAGTGTTTCCTGCGTTGTCTTGGAACTCCTTAATATTACGAATAGCGTTACCACTACCCAAAGGTGTTTTAGTTGTTGTTATTACTTCGTGACCTTTACGTGCAGCAATACGACCACGCTTGTCAATAACGGCATTGTCTGCAATTTCAGCAAACGACGGATCTTGAGCAATAGGAGAGTCTTCGGTGTTGATACCTTTAAAGCCCGGTGCTACAAGATTAATACTCTGCAGTGCTTGAGCCATATTAAATAGTCCTAAATACCATCTCTTCAGGGTGCTTTGCTGCATCAATAGCAACAGCGTCAGATAGAATCTTATTTGCAATCTGGAAGTATTCGGCAGCAGATGTTCCGCCAGCTTCTCCTCTTTCACTTGCTAACATAGCAATAGCTAAATGAATGACAGGTTGGCTGGGTACAAGTAATGAATCATTATTATTTGTAAGATCTGCTTGTCTTTTAATTACATCAAAACGTAAGCTGTAAACACCGTCTGGCGTAGGGCTTACTAAAACTTGAGTATCTCCGTTACTATCTAGTCCGTTGTATGTATAGTACTTAGGAGCACCTTCAACTTCGTCAGCGATGTACAAAGAATCATTAAACCAATCTTTTGTCTGATACTCCATAAAACACTTTTGAGTGTTATTAATAACAGACATGACTTTTACACGATCAGACCCATCTGTTAAAGAATAAGAATTATCAGAAGCAGTTGTAGAAACAACAATAGTTTCACGCAGTGCGGACCAGTCGGTAGCTTCTTCTACTAATCGTTTTGCGTCGTTAATAAAATCACCTACCATTGTGCAGTAGGTATTTGCGGTAACAGAAGATACTTCTTCTTCGCGTAAACGACGTAAGATGTTGTTCATTAAATTTAAATACGTCATACAAGCATTCCTTTCTTACGTCCTGTATTTCTTAATATAAACTCTTCGATAATAGAACTAGCACTCACAGGTGACTGATACATAACAGGTTGATATCCGGGAGCTTGGAAAGGAAAGTTACCGCCTAGCATTCCTTGTTTAGGAGAAAAACCGCCACCTAAGCCGCCACCTAAACCACCGTCTACATTATCATCGCCTCCTACTTCTGGTTGAGGCTCTGGAGAATCTGAAGGTAAAGGTGTATCTGTAACAGTACCTACTTCTGGTTGAGGCTCTGGAGAATCGCTAATAGGCATCTCTCCTCTTAATTCTGGCAAAGGAGTTACGTCATCAAAAACTTTATCTTTGTCTATATCTGGTTCAGGTTGAGACCCCAGCTCTGGTTCAGGCTCAGGAGAATCTGAACGTGGAGTTTCATCTGGTACTGTTTCATTAACTGCAGGCTCTTCTATAGTTGTTTCTTGACTAATAGACTCAGACACTCCTTCTTCTTCGTCTGTGTCCTCACCTCCAATTATAGTAGGATCTTGTTCTGTAGCAATAGAAGCAGGAGGAGCTTCAGGGCCTTCTCCTATTCTGTCCATTATGTCTGAAATAACAGACTGTATACCACCTATAGTAATCAAGCCGTCAGAATCAGCAGCATCATTTAAGATGTCTTCTAAAACTTGTTCTGGATTAGTTACAATGCCTTCAAGGTCTTTCAACAAGTCATTAAATATTCCACTAGGGTTGCTTAAAATTTCTTCTACTGTACCAATAATAGTAGGAGAAGAAGGCAGACCGGGAATAACACCGGGTAAGAACACTGTCCAGTCACCAGCATTCATAAGATCTTCTATGTCAATAATTACTCCAGCACTACCCGGCGGTGGTGTCATAGGAGTAGTTGGTGTAGACGGCGTTACAGGGGCTGAAGAAACACCAGGAGCAATGCCTTCTTCAAAATCTGGATTAACAAGTTCAGAGTAATCAGGAAGAGGTTCAGCGTCTTCTGTAGTAGTGTCAGCCAGTTCAGAATCAGTAGCTGCTGTTGTGTCGTCCCGTGTAATATCTACTACTTCTTCGTTTTCCTCAGCAGCCTCTTCGATTACTTGTTGCTCTATGGCTTGAAGTTGTTCTGGACTAGCTTGATCAATAACGTCGTCGATTGCCCTGATTGTTTCAGGCTCTAATCCTGATGGGTCGCCTATTTGACCTATAATAGATTGCTCAATAATATCAAGAGGACTGTCTTCTCCTCCAAGCTGCTGTGTTGGTCTGACAGCCTCTTCAACGGGAACTTCAAAAGGTATGTCACGATTTGTTAAATTTTGTTCTACAGTATCCCTTATAACAGCGGCATTAAGCATACTGTTGTACACACTAGGGTCAGCAGTTCCTGCAACAATGTTTCTAACAAGCGGGTCAGAAACGTCTAAAGCATCTGTTGTTACAAATCCCGGTATGTTTCCATTTGCTAAAGCTAAACTACCAAACATTCCCATAGGATTAAAGTAAGGACTTAAGCTAGGATTAAGAACCTCTGGATTAAAAAAGTCGTAGTTGTATAAATCTTGACTAAGAAATTCCATATTACTTTTTCCAGTTAGCCAGACCACGTAGGCCAAACGAGGCTGCCACAGCAGCGCCTAAGAAAGCCTTGTACCACTCAGGCATACCTTCTAGTGCAGCAAACCCCGACATAACTACAGGGACCATGCTTGGAAAGAAAGCAAGAATACATGGGATGGAAAACAAGATAGTAAACCACTCGTCCTTCCATGAACTACTTGCGTTACTAGCGTTAATGTTTTCCCAGTTAGCATCTTGTTGAATAGCTACCATCTTACGATCATGAATAGCTTTCTTCTCTTCAGCCTTGCGTTGCAAGTGTGCCGTAGCCAAGGAGAACAATGGACCAATCAATGATTGAATCATCGGAAGTACTCCGCAACAACAATACTAGCAATAATAAAAGGGTAGATAGACAGAACCATTTTTTCCAACTTGTCAAATCTTTTTACACCGTCGTCCAACTGACGTTGAATCATTTCGTAACGTACAAGACATTCTTTCTCGTGACCCTCAAGTCGAGCAATAAGTTCTTCAGTTTTTGTCATCTTATTATCCTAATGGGTTAGCTACAGAATCTAGTCCAAGCCAAATATCTTCTATCTCTTTCTGTATCCGCTTGAGCCTTTCATTAGTATCTTTCAGTGACTCAAGTCTATTGTCTACTTTTAGTACTGCTTCTGCGTTTGACTTTTCTACTGCTGCTACACGATCACGTAAGTCCAGTAGTTCCTTCTGTGCTTCCATAATAGCTTCTAGGTTTGTCCCTAGTTCAGCCAGTTTACCCTGTAGACTTGCTACATCATTATCCTCCAGTGACTGCTGCATGTTAGATATAGTCACTTGATAGCCCTGTAAGGCTTTTGTTTGGCTCTCACGCAAATCTTTGAACCTAGCCTGTAGGGTAGTAGCAGTAACTCCTGCAGCCTCTACAGCGGCTTCCTGAGCCTCTAGACGGCTAAAAAACTCTGAGGCTGTCCAGATACCGCCTGCTATAGTAGATGCAAAAGAAACTACTACTGCTACGTAGACACCCTTAAACGACTGTCCGCCTATGTTTAACTCAAGATCCTGAAGTGCCATTTAGACATGCCTCATAGTCTGGAGCAAACCAACAATCACCTTCAGGAGAAGTTCTGAAAAAATCAGACTGAGAACCTAAGTCGTAAATGTCCCCAACACTTTTAAAGTAGTTACCTAAGCCTAGCGTTACACTAGCCTCAGCAAAGACAATGCTCATTTGCCCAGTAGACGCATCAAAGAAAGAGCTAGTAGCGTCAGCGTAGACAACGTCTAAGTCTTTTGCTTGATCGTCTGCTTCTTGTAGTAATGTTTCGTCTCCTGCAATAGCAAAGTACGCTGCAGCCTGCTGTGCCGTCTTTTCTACTTCATCCAGAGAGTCGTTGTAAAAGTCAACGTCAGCGTCATTCAATGTTACATCATTGTCTGTAATAAACTCTTGTAGCTCTAAAGCAGCGTTGTCGTCTCCTGCCTCTTGAGCATCCTGCGCTCTTTCGTTAACTTCAGCTACGGTAATGACTGCTTGAGCAGCCTGTACAAACGTATCTACAGCCATGTTAACTTCATTCATAGCTTGATTGGCTTGGTTCTCTGCCCACTCCTGAGCGCCACTGTCGTAGTTGTAAGAGGCATTCTGTACTGCAGCTAAAGCGTCGTTGTAAGCTTGAGCCTGACCATAAGTAAGATAACCACCAGAAACAGTACCTGTAGGAGCTATGCCGCCAATAGGTGCGTACTCTTGTAGTCCACCTACAGCTTGTATACCTGACTTAAAACTGTCACGGATAGACTGACTAGCGTTTACTAGACTGTCTACTTCATTACTTTGTACTGGTACGGAAGCGATCAGAGATAGAAACAGAGTTGTCAGTTGTAGTTTCTTCATTCGTATCAAATCCTAGTAGTGCGTCGTAAAAGTCTTTTTCTTTGTCGTAACCCGGTATGTGTAACTTTGGGTTTTGTTTAATGGTTAATAAAGCGTTCTTACCTACTACTAATTTACCGTTTTTGATAATAGGACAAGGCGTTGCTGACATAAACATAGCCTTCCAAACATTAGGGTTCTGGCACATCAAACTTACGCTGGCAACCTTCATGCCCATGTTTGAGAGGACTACACTGTCCCGTCTTCTGTTGCACTCAGTGTCCTGTATGTACTTACCAGACGACACCCCTAGTCCTACTAACTGTACACCGCCTGTTAAACTCTGTAG